CACAACAAGCTGTAGAAACCCGTCATGCTGAGATCATGGAAGCTATCTTTGGTCAAGGCGAGTTCTTTGACATTCAAGATGACATTCGGGATGTGAACAACAACCCCATCGATGTGGGCATCCTAAAAGCCCAGTTGATGGAGGATTTCAAGCGGGACAAGATTCGCAAATCCATTGATGCCATTGAGTTGATGGCAGAAATCTACGGCACAGGCATTGGCGAGATTGTCGTTAAGACTGAAAAGCAGTTTGTACCCTCTACTCAGGCAATTCCTGGGCAAATGGGCCAAGCCGCCATTGGCGTAGTGGAAAAAGACCGGATTTCAGTCAAGATTTCACCTGTAAATCCAAAGAACTTCCTTTTTGACCCCAATGGAACCTCAGTTGATGACTGCATGGGGGTGGCAATTGAGAAGTACATCTCTATTCACAAGATTGTTGAGGGCATTGAGCGTGGTATCTACCGCAAAGTAGACATTACGCCCACCTATGAAGACACTGACTTGGAACCCACCCAAGAGGTAAGCCAGTACCAGGATGAAAAGGTACTTTTGCTGACCTACTATGGTCTGGTTCCCCGTGAGTACCTAGAGAACCTTGAGGAAAACAAGAACATTGTTGATTTGTTCCCTGAAAGTTCCGCTGCTGAAGAATATTCAGACATGGTTGAGGCCATCGTTGTGATTGCCAATGATGGGCAGTTGCTCAAAGCAGAGGCAAATCCTTACATGATGAAGGATCGCCCTGTTCTGACCTACCAAGATGACACTGTTCCCAATCGTCTGCTTGGGCGTGGCACAGTAGAAAAAGCCTTCAATATGCAAAAGGCTATTGATGCTCAGATTCGTTCTCACTTGGATTCATTGGCGCTGACCACCAGCCCCATGATTGCAATGGATGCAACCCGTCTGCCCCGTGGTGCTAAGTTTGAAGTCAAGCCTGGGAAGGCAATTCTCACCAATGGCGCACCTTCTGAGATTCTGTATCCCTTCAAATTTGGTCAGACTGATGGCAACAACCTAGCCACTGCCAAGGATTTCGAGCGAATGCTCCTGCAATCTACGGGAACTTTGGATTCTCAAGGCATGGTCAGTGCTGGTGCTAGAGACATGGGCCAAGGCGGTATGTCTATGGCAGTTGCTACCATCATCAAGAAGTACAAGCGTACTCTGGTGAACTTCCAAGAAGACTTCCTGATCCCCTTCATCCAGAAGGCGGCTTTCCGCTATATGCAATTTGACCCAGAGCGTTACCCATCTGTGGACATGACCTTCATTCCTACTGCTACCTTGGGCATCATTGCCCGTGAGCATGAACAACAGATGTTCATTGGTTTGCTCCAGACCCTTGGCCCTAACACTCCTGTGTTGCCACTGATTCTCAAGGGTGTTTTGGCTAATTCTTCACTGACCAACCGCTATGAACTGATGGAGCAGTTGGACAAGATGAGCCAGCCTAACCCTGAAGCACAGCAAATGCAACAAATGCAACAACAGTTGGCATTGCAAGCGGCACAGGCTCAGATTGCTGTCAATACGACTCAAGCTGAACAGAATCGGGCAGAAGCTCAGAAGTTGTCAATTGAGGCTCAGTTGATGCCTCAAGAAGTGCAAGCCAAGAATATGGCTGCAATGACTAAGAACCTGCCAAACCAAGACGATGCTGGTTCTAAAGAGTTTGATAAGCGGGTTAAGATTGCTGAATTGATGCTGAAAGAAGCTGACATTAAGAACAAATCCAAGATTGTCGAGTTGCAAATGGCAGACAAGAAGGGCAAAATGTCGAGCGTTGAAGATGAGTTTCTCAATCGTCTTTCCAGGGAATTGACCTAAATGGATATTGCCGACCTTGAGCGTAAGCTAGGAATTGATGGTATCTCTGCTGAACAGCAGATGGAGATCATTACTGCTTTACAACAGTCTGCCGCAGAGAAGATTGCCAAGGCAAAGAGCGAGTCTATTGGTAAAGGCGCTGAACTTGTTATCCAAGGCTTGAAAAAGATCAAGTCAGATATGGAGCAAAAGTTTGCTCAGTTGAATGGCGAGATTCAAAGCAAAGTTGCCTCTATTCAAGATGGTCAGGATGGCAAAGATGGCAAAGACGGACGAGATGGCAAGCAAGGGCCAGCAGGAGCAACAGGCGCAACAGGTCGAGATGGTCTTCCTGGGCGTGATGGAGTTGATGGCGACAATGGTATTGGTGTTGCCGCTGCTCGTATTGATTTTGATGGCAGCCTCATTATCACTCTTGATGATGGTCGTGAGATCAATGCTGGTGAGGTTGTTCCTTTTGATGTTGCTGAACGCATCAAAGTTATTACCAATGGTGGCGGCACTTCTCAGTCTGTACTTGATACTTTACAAGTCTTCAGGCACAGATTACAGCTATGGCTGGATTTGTGAACTATGAAGGCACTTGGAACGCATCAACCAACACGCCTACCCTTGTCTCTAGTGTTGGCACAAAGGGAGACTACTATGTTATCTCTGTAACAGGCTCAACCAATCTCAATGGCATTACAACTTGGACGCAAGGTGATTGGGCCATCTTTAATGGTACTGCTTGGGAGAAAGTAGATAACACTGACCTTGTAACTTCAGTTGCAGGGCGAACTGGTGCTATTACTCTGACCACTGCTGACATTAGTGGTTTAGGAACAATTGCTACTCAAGCGGCAAGCAATGTCTCCATCACTGGTGGATCAATCACAGGAATCACAGATTTAGCAGTTGCTGATGGTGGTACAGGCGCATCTACTGCTGGTGATGCCAGAACTAATTTGGGTTTGGTCATAGGAACAGATGTTCTGTCTCCAAGTGGCTCGGCTGCAAGCCTGACTTCTTTCCCTACTTTCAACCAAAACACCACTGGCACAGCATCTAATGTGACGGGTACTGTTGCGGTTTTAAATGGTGGTACAGGTGCAACTACTACATCTGGGGCAAGAACTAACCTTGGATTGGTGATTGGTACTGATGTATTGGCTCCTAATGGATCAGCGGCATCTTTGACCTCATTCCCAACATTCAACCAGAATACCACTGGAACTGCGGCATCTACACCTAAACTCTTGACTACAAACTTCACGATTGAAGAAAGTGGTGGCAAGTTGATATTCAAGTATGGGGCAACGACAATTGCATCAATGTCTTCAACTGGATTGATTACCTCTTCTGCAAACATTGTCTCCAATGGAACACCTTAAAGGAAAATTATGGCAACCTCAACACTAGGTTCTGGAACACTTGTTCTTGCTGGAACCACATCAGGGACTACTACAGTCACGGCAACTGCGGTGGCGGGTACTACTACTTTGACGCTTCCTGCGGCTACTGACACTTTGGTTGGTAAAGCAACGACTGATACGCTGACCAATAAGACGCTGACGGGTGCTGTAATGAATGGTACTGTGGGTGCAACTACTCCAAGTACGGGTGCGTTTACTACGCTGTCAGCAACTGGCAATGTGACGCTTGGCGATGCCAGCACAGACACCGTGACGGTAAATGGGTATATGGGTGTTGGGGGTGCGGTTGATACCTCGTATGGAATTCGTGTCGCAAGCACTGCGCTAACGACAACGGGGCAGTACGGTATCTACTCAGAGCCAACAGGCACAAGCGCAGCCACTGGCGCTCTCGCAGCAATCGCTACGCAGCCAAAGACCGCTGCGGTGGCTTTTACAGCGGCCACAGTGCATGGTTTGCGTGTCAATGACGCAATTAAGGGTGCAGGGTCAACGATAACTGAATTATACGGCGTCAGGGTGCTAGACCAAATCCAAGGCACAAACAACTACGGCATCACCAGCGCAGTCTCCAGCGGCACAAACAAGTGGAACATCTACGCATCTGGCACGGCGGTAAACTACATGGCAGGACAGCTTCAACTTGGTGATGGGACTGCCGCCGCCCCTGCTCTCTCTAACTTTGGTGACGAGAATACTGGCATCTTCTTCCCTGCGGATGACACCATTGCCTTTGCTGAAGGTGGGGCTGAGGCTATGCGTATTGATAGCTCAGGCAACGTAGGTATTGGGACGAGTTCGCCGGGAGCATTGCTGGATGTCAATGGCTCTCCTGCGGGATCGCTGGCAAGGTTCTTGAACACCACAGCACCAACACTTTCTAACGATACCCATGCGGGTGAAGCATTGTTCTTGCGTTCGGGTGGTACTGCTGGCTCTGGTAATGTGCAAGCTGTTCTTGCTTTTGGTAAAGCGGATGGTGCATCGGTTCGTTCTGGTTCTGCAATTGCATCTGTTCAAACTACAGCAGACACAGACCAAGTTGGTATTGGTTTTTACACATCAACAAGTTCAGCATCAACCCAAACATTGACGCAAGCAATGTTAATTGACGCCTCCGGTAACTTGATTCAATCAGCGCCAACAACTGCGCCTACGCTATCCACAAATGGAACAATGGTGTTTAACTTGACCAGCAATACCAATTTGCGTGTTTCTGTTCGTGGCTCAGATGGTGTTACTCGTACTGCAAACTTAACACTTGCTTAACATGAAAACTTGCTCGCATTGCAAACAAGAAAAGCCTTTTGTGGCTTTTTATGCAAGCTCGACCCATAAATCGGGCTATGCGTCTTGGTGCAAAGAATGCGAATCAAAACGCTGTAAAACAAAGAATCAAGTCAATCGTGATGGCAGATTAGCAAAGGCTAAAGAGTGGCGTGAAGCCCACCCAGAAACGGCTAAAAATGGCATTCTTGCATGGCGTGAGGTTAACAAAGAACGCTATGCCAATTACTTTGTGGAATATGCAAAAGTCAATCGTGGCAAAGTAAATGCTAAATGGATGAAACGGGAAGCAGCAAAGAAAAGCCGCACACCATCATGGTTATCAGATGATGAGCATTGGATGATTGAACAAGTCTATGATATTGCAGCAATTAGAACAAAAATGCTTGGAATTAGTTTTCATGTTGACCACATCATTCCATTGCAAGGCAAAACAGTTTCTGGACTTCATGTGCCTTGGAATTTGCAAGTAATTTCTGCGAAACAAAATCAAATGAAGTCCAATAAATTAACCGCTTTAGAAGGAGCATAAACCATGTCAACAATCGTTTGGAACATTTCCCAACTTGACCGAAAAACCTCAGATGGTTTTGTCACTACCGCACATTGGCAAGCCACTGCAACAGATGGGGATTACTCTGCATCTGCTTACAGCACTTGCTCATGGAGTGAAGGCACTGCAACCATTCCCTACGCTGATTTAACGAAAGAAACAGTGTTGGGTTGGATTTGGGCCAATGGTGTGGATAAAGCGGCTGTAGAGGCTTCTTTAGAGGCTCAGATTGAATTGCAAAAGAATCCCGTAACCGCAGTAGGTGTGCCTTGGAACTGAAACTCACTTTGACTGTTGAAGAAGTAAATGCCATTCTCCAAGTGCTTGGAGATTTGCCCACCAAGACGGGGGCTTATCCTTTGGTGATGAAGATCAAAGGACAGGCAGAGCCACAAATTCCACAAGAAGAACTCAAGAATGACGCCTGAACTACAGAAATATTATGAAGATCGCTTCTCAATGATGGGAAGTGATGGATGGAAAGACTTGGTGGAGGATATTGACTCCATGATTGCATCCTTGAATAATATATCTGTGATTCCTGATGAACAAAGCCTACAATTCAAAAAAGGTGAACTTTCTATACTTACTTGGCTAAAAACCTTGCGACAGGTCAGCGAGAGAGCATACGAGGAACTAAATGAAAAGAATGTTTGAATTTGCCTGTGCAAACGGGCATAAAACCGAAAGACTCTGTGTTTATGAGGCT